TAGTTCTCCTATTGATATACTTTTTATTTTATTATTAGTTGTTGTGGGGCAGGGCGGCATTCTATCCCAGTCTAGCCGATCTATACCTGTAGACCCTGCCTCACCAATTAGTTACTGCACGTATTGTACGTGCGTTCCCAGGGTGCAGTAGATAACGAAACATCTGTCCTGTAGTTTTTATACTTAACAGGATTTTTGTTTACTCTTGTTAATCCTTCGCTTTTTGTTCTCTGAAAACCAACACCAAAGTCATACGCCATTTTCCGTAAGCTTCTTTTTTCAATGCCAATTAGGTTACTAGCTTCTGTTATTGTCATATGCTTATGATCTAACAACAACTGTTTTAGCTCGTTGTTATGCCTACGCCGCATCTCTGCGTACAGTTTTAAATGACGCTTGTTTGTATTATCGTTTGTCATAGCTAGGTGGAACCGGTGGAAAAGGTGGAGTTGATTGCGGCGCATAAGATTGTTGCGGCATTGGCGGTGGAGCATACTGCTGCTGAGGTGCAGGTGCATACTGCTGCGTTTCCTGCTTAGGTTTGTTAGGAAACAGCGGAGCCCTACCTATCTTAGGAAAGTTTTTGTAATCATCGCCTACCTTAACTTCATATAAACAATAGATAGATATATCATTATCTAATACTAATTGTTTGATCTGTTCCATAACCGCAAGCTTTTGAGGGTTATCGTTATCCTCTTTGCGTGTGCTTAACCAGCCAGTAATCCTCATGTTGACCGGTTTACCCTGATCCATAAATCCATCTAGAGTAAAATTGTTGTTACCAAATGTGGGTGAATTGCTCATTGTACTTGCTTCTCCTTGTTTTCATAGTACTCGGTTAATTCTTTAAATAAGTCAGGAAACTGATGCTTCAGTGTATCCATCGCTTCGTCAGGTAAGTTATCATTAACCTTATATAACTCACGCATACTTGTGGCTGTGTCGATCATAGCTTTACAGCCGTTAACATACTCTCGCCATTGCTTGTGTATATCAACTACGTTTTGTTGTTGTACTGGCTGCTCTTGTTCTCGTTGGGTAATTACCTGGTCATTGTGCTGCGCTACATCTATCTCAAAGCTAGATGCGTAGCTGCCACCATGTAAACCTAATGAACTTAGAGCCCTACCGATTGCACTTGTTTCTCCGTTCTCTATTGCAGAGGTGCGGTTAACATTTGATGAGCCCCTTATTTCTTCAGCTAATCCAGAGCCTATAACAGCGCCGGTCTTATCTATAACCTTTGCTTGGACAACTACACGCTGCCCATCATCAACTATTATACTTGTATCTATGCCTAAGTCAGTACCAAATGCTTTACGAAAAGCTTCTACACGTACAAATACTTCAGTATATTTTTTACCACCACGTTGCGTAACGCCGTGCGATCTGTTGAGGTTATTAACCTCAGACATTGCATTGATTAATTCTTTCATTTTTTACTCCCAAATAGTTGTTTAGCTTTTATTAATATATCTGGGTTGAGATCTCGCCATACAAAACTCTCGGCAAACTGTGGGTCTGTTAACGATAGTAGCTCTGGCAAATCATCTGCAACCTGCATTAGTTTTTCTCTACGTTTACAGGCTTGCACAATGTTATCTAAAGCAAACTGAAGCTCATCAATCGTAGGCTCCAGTATTACATAGCCAAGTCGATTTGCATACACAATTTTAGGTATGATTTTAGACAAGTGCCAGTAACCGGCAATCTGCATAAGATGCGGTGCTTTTATTTTCTTTGGCAAAGAGTTTGCTCTAGGACTATCTGTATCAGCAGCCTGATCCCATTGTGTCTTTAGTTCTACACGCCCCTCGCCATAGTCTGGTTTACCAAAGTAAGGTAGCTGACAGTGCGGTAAGTGACCGAATAGATCTATCTCACCTACTATCCTGTTAGAGCCCTGCATGGCCTCTCTCACGCCTTGTACTGAGTTCTCACACACTAAAGAAAACTCTGCCTGTACAAGGTCACCCTTCTTACTACGCTTACCCTCAGCGTCATAATAGATTCTCTCGCGGTGTGCGATAATAAGATTATCTTTGTCAGCGTCACGCCAGTGACCACCCTGGTAACCTTGCAGAAGGTTTATTGCATCGCCCATAGCTTCGTTAGGTGAAGCATCATCTACTAGTAACCGGTCAGCATAAACTTGTGCAGCGCGTCCGGACACCATGTTTGGATTATCTTTGTACTGCGATAATCCTAGGCTATCTTTGTAATGCCCAGAATCACGCAATATCTTTCTAGCTTCTTGTTCATCACCCTGTATCTTTCCAGTAAGTATTTGCCACGCTTTATTGTGCTGTACACGCAAGTACGCCTTATCAAAAAACGTCCATGCATCTGGCGTTGATGGATTACTGTGATGCTTATAATTGAACCTGTCGGCCCATCCTGTTTTCTTCAATCCCATATCTATACCCTTGACATATTGTGTCACGAACATATGCTAACGATAATTTTTTGCAAGGAGAAATTTTATGAAACTTGAAGAATGGCGCAAAGAAAAGGGTTACAGCTACCCTCAGTTGGCGCAAAGATTAGATGCCAAGCATGGCACTGTCGTGCGGCGTTGGTGTTTAAGTAAAGATCATAAAGATTACAAGATACCATCAACTAAGTATATGTTAATTATACAAGAAACTACGATGGGCGCTGTAACACCTAACGACTTTTATAGGTGATCTATGGGTGGTAAAGCAGCTAGAACAAAAGGCGCATCGTTTGAACGCGAGGTTGTTAACTGGCATCGAGAAAGAAATGTAGAGGCAGAACGCATACCTTTGTCAGGAAGTGTCAAGGGTTCGTTTGCAGGTGACTTAATTATAGGACCGGAGAAAGCGTTGCTTGCAGAATGTAAGAGAAGGGCCAGGGCGTGGCAAGATTTGTATGATGCCCTGGACCAGGATGGCAGCGATATGTTGTTTATCAGAAAAGACAGGGAGCGCACGTTGGTTGTGCTACCGTTAGAAACTTATGAAGCATTTTTGGAGTGGATTGGATGGATGAAGAAATGAAACAGGCATTGCGTGATTTGGATGAAGAAACCAAACAAAATTTGCGCGATGCAGGTATTGAGCCTGACTATGATAAGTTTGAGAAAGGTCTGATTTACAATGCGTTGCGACTTATGTTGCTTACAAATGATTCAAAAGAATTAGAAAAAGCTTATAAAGAAGTGAAACAAAAACAAAACAACAAAAAAGATAAGGAGAACTAATATGCCATATACACAAGAAGGTGTCGGATACCAAAAAACAGATACTAGTCGTGCAGCAGCACGTAGTAATTACCCAGGCAAGCTAAGTGCGCGTGACCGTGTGTTGCAGTTGTTACAGAAAATGCAGTTGTCTTTAACGTCACATGAGATTGCTGATGTACTACAAATACCAGAGGTTACAGTGCGTCCAAGGTTGTCGGAGTTGCGTAACGATGACAAGATTGTTGACAGTGGTCAGCGTGGAGAAACGCCCTGGGGCAAGAAGTGTATCAAGTGGAGATCAGCATGAGTAGAATAAGTTTTAATCGTAAGCAAGCGCGTGATCTTTATTACGCATTACAATGGGGTATGTCTGAAGTTGGCAATAGAATAGCACAAGAAGATTTTTATGAATTTGAATACCCAGACCAGCCAACAGAAGATAAAAAAGAAATGGAACGTCTTAAAAAAATAAACAAAAGATTAAAGTCGTTTTTGGAAAAACCAGATTCGCAAGTCAAAACAAAATCTAATATATTCTTGGAGTGGGATTAATGAGATACGGTGGTTTAGAAGTCAAAGGCAGTGAAGCAAACTTTGTGTTTTACAGCCCAGACGGACAAAGGTTTTATGAACCTGCAAAGAAATGCCCTGACTGCGATGCAAGCGGTCAGGTGCTAGGCGAGAAGGCTGTCATTGATTATGTCAATGGCGGCTCACTTGTGGAGATTGTAGCAACATGCCTGGAGTGTGAAGGGCTTGGTTTTGTAGTGGATGATAGCGATTAAAAATAGGGGATTGACAAATGCCACTAAAGAAGTACGCTAACGCGAGCCCACCAGGGCGAGATAGTAACTTACAAGTTACTACTACCAGTAACTACAGTAGTTACTGTAAAGAAACTAACAATAACTATATAACTAGTAATAACTACAAGATCTTACAGGAGACACTGACTCGGATGTCACCGGCGTACAAGATGGGTAAGAAACGTAGGCAAGAAGATCCGTTGTCCTGGCGAATACAGAAAGTCAGTAGCAAGATGAGGCCAATGATGTCTGTAGATAAATTTTTAGAAGTTTCTAAAAGTATCGCAATGGCTAGCCCAATGGAGCAAGTAGAGATTATACATCGATTAGAAATCTGGCTAGACAAGGTGCATGGGATCAAGTTATAACAAACTAGAAGTATGAGTTTCATCGCTTGTAAACTGCTCACATACTTCTCCTGATGGGCCTTAGTTCTCAACCCATCCGGTCAACTAGCTCTTGCTCGGACAGACACGGGAACTTCTTTACTGTACCAGCAAGGGCGTTTTTTTAAAAGGATTGCACCTGGGCAAGAGCAGAACAATTAACACACAAGTAATGGAAAAGATTGTTGACCGATTAGCTCAAGGCGAAACACTTGTAGATATTACAAGCGATAACAACATGCCTACGTACAGAGCAGTAACAAGAGCAGTCGCTGGAGATGATGACATGTTTGAGTTGTACAGGCGTGGACGCATATTACAGGCAGAGTTCTACAGCGATAGAATAAACAAGCTAGCAATGGAGCCCTTACCAGAAGATGGTGATGTCAGGCATCTCAATGCAGAGGTCAATAGACGTAGACTAGAGATAGATACATTGAAGTGGACAACAGCCAGGAACCAGCCGTTCGGTATACGTGACAAGAAAGAAGACCAGCCACAATCACAGCAGTTTACCATTAGCTGGCAAGGTGGCGATGTGGCAGTCAACGCGCTGGAAGAGGATGAACAAGACGTTGTGGTCAAGCACTAGGTATGGTGGAATGTGTGTGTAAGAGACATCCTGAGCGTCCGATCTACGCGCGTGAAATGCATACATTCATATGTTTGAATATGTACAGTAAACCAAGCAGATGTAATACAAGGCAACCACTACATCTTGTGGTTTGCAAAAACTGCATAGCTCGCAAAACAACTAAGTGGCTGTAATGATTACACAATATCCAAGAGTTAACATAATACTTATTATGCGAAATAGGATTTGCTATGCGTTTTAAGCATACCACCCCCCCCACCCCCCGACATTTTTGCCGCCGTTTCTATACACGTAATATACCTGCGGAGCAGGGAGTGTGACCCACTCTGACTTAACTCCTAACCAGCATGCTATGCTTGGACACCTTACAGAGCTACGTAGGGGCGTTGTGAGTAGCGACAGTGCGTCTGAGCAGTTAGAGTGTGCGGTATTGCTTTTGGACTTGTACGAGGCTATCTTGGAGAAGAACGGCATATTGATATACGAGGATCAGGATGAGGTATTGCAGCATTGACGCATATTGAGATACCGTATGAGCCCAGGCCGTTACAGATGTCTTTGCACAATGAGATGCAGTTAAAGCGGTGGGGTGTTGTTGTATGTCATCGTAGGTTTGGCAAGACTGTATGGGCTATTAATCATTTATTAAGGGATGCATTAGTTTCTGGTAAGACTACCCCCCGATATGCTTATATGGCCCCCACCTATCGCCAGGCGAAGAATGTAGCTTGGGATTATATAAAACATTTTGCTGGTGGCATACCGAATGTAAAGTTTCACGAGACTGAATTGCGGTGTGACTTACCTACTGGGGCTCGGATTAGTTTACTTGGTGCTGAGAACCCTGATAGTTTACGTGGTATATATTTAGATGGTTGTGTCATGGACGAGGTTGCTGACATGCCTGAGAATGTATTTCCGGAAGTGTTACGTCCTGCATTATCTGATCGTAAGGGGTTTTGTATCTTTGTTGGTACGCCTAAAGGTCATAATGCTTTCTATGATTATTATGAGCAAGCTTCTTCGAGTGAGGATTGGTTGAGCGCGGTGTATAAGGCTAGTGAGACTGGTTTATTGGATAACGAAGAGTTGGAAGCTGCTAGGGGTATGATGACCCATGATCAGTATCAGCAGGAGTTTGAGTGTAGTTGGAATGCGAATGTGCCAGGTGCTATTTATGGCAAGGAGTTAGAAGAGGCTACGACTGGGGGCAGGGTATCTAATGTACCTTATGATCCAGCGCACAAGGTAGACACCTGGTGGGATCTCGGAATTGGTGACTCGACATCGATTTGGTATACGCAGACTGTTGGCAGGGCTGTGCATGTTATAGATTATTATGAAAATAGAAATCAGGGGTTGCCGCATTATTGTCAAATCCTTAACTCTAAGAATTATTTATATGGTACGCATAACGCGCCGCACGATATAGAGGTGCGTGAATTGGGTAGTGGTAAGAGCCGAAGGGAAGTTGCCTGGGATCTAGGGTTAAATTTTAGGGTGGTTCCCAAGCTTCCTATAGAGGATGGTATACATGCGGCGCAGATGTTGATACCTAGGTTGTGGTTTGATCGTGAGAAGTGCAAGCAGGGTTTAGAGTGTTTGCGCCAGTATCATAGGTCTTATAATGATAGGACAAGATCATTTAGGGCTAATCCGGTGCATGATTGGTCATCACATGCGGCTGATGCATTTCGGTATTTTGCTGTAGGTCTTAGGGAAAGTGGGCCAACAATGAGGGCTCCACAGATGCAAGCAATGTCAGATTATGATCCGTTCGCAGCTTAAATATAAGATTGCCAGGTATACTGACGCTGCTGAGGTAACAGAAGTTTGTGCAATGTTTCAGTCGGAAAGCTGGCAAAAATTTGCAACATTTGATTTTGATAGAATGCAGCAATGGATAGAAGAAAGAATTGATACAGATGACAGTGATATATTTACTGCATGGGATAATGATTTATTAGTTGGATGTCTTGTAGGAATGGCCTATTACTACCCATATTCAAAAACACTAGTCGCAGGTGATTATATCTGGTATGTTATCCCTGAGTATCGAGGCGGCATGGTGGGGGTGCGGTTGATGAAGATGTTTGAAGAATGGGCGCGAGGTGTTGGTGCGGTAAATATTTGTACTGGGGCAACATCTGGCATAAATAGTGAAAGGGGCGCGTTACTATTGCAGCGCCTGGGTTATAGTCCGGTAGGACTTTCTATGCAGAAGGATTTAAGATAATGTGTTTTGGTGGTGGCGGTAACAATATAACAACAAGCAGTGGTGGGTCTTTACCTGCTGAATCATTTACTATGGATGTGCGAACTTCAACAGCACCTAAAAATTCAGCGCTTGATGATTTACAAATGGATTTAGGTATGAAACCTAAAAACACGGCGTACTTTCGTGATTTGCCAGATCGTCAGGAACGATCCCAAGCTGCTATGAAAAATATTGGAAAAGATATATTTGGTAGACCTGCTTCTGATGATAGTCCGGCTCCAGCGCCTACGCCAACACCAGAAATACCGGCTGTAGCTGAAGCACCAGAAGTTCCGGAAGCGCCAGGAATGGTAACTGGTGAAGTGCAAGCGCCTGTAAAAGATGAAGAGGTTGGTATTGGTACTGCTGCTAGTGGAGAAGCAGAAGCTGCTCAAATTGAAGCAGAAGCAGGTGGAGAAGCTGAAAAGAAAGTTGCAGGTACAGCAAAAACAAGTAGGCGCAGTACAGTAAAAACAACTGCTCAAGGACTGTTAGCAGAAGCACCTACACGTAAAAAAAGATCTCTTATGGGTAAAATGATTGCATGATGTACGGCAAAAAGAATATTGCTGGTGAAATGGGGGCTCGGTCATCGCAGCCAGCTAAGCGCCGCGCAGATATGACTGTTGATCCATTAGAAAGATTAAACCAAAAAATGGCTGGGCGCACACATGGCGGTTTAGCTATGGGTAAAGATAAAAAAAAGAAAAAGCCTTCTTTAATGAATAGTATTGGAATGATGTAATGGTACAAGTAAATCCGCTTATTGCACAGTTAGACCGTAGGTTTAAGACGTTACAGACGCAAAGATCTAATTGGGAAAAACATTGGCAAGAGCTTGCGGATTATATGTTACCGCGAAAAGCAGACATCACAAAGAAGAGAACCCAAGGGGATAAGCGAACTGAGTTAATTTATGACGGTACAGCCGTACACGCTGTAGAACTTCTTTCGTCCTCTTTGCATGGTATGCTCACTTCTCCTAGCTCCCCTTGGTTCTCGATGCGATACCGTGATCCAGCATTACAAAATGATGACATGGCTAATGAGTGGTTAGAGCTATGCATGGATCAAATGTATAAAGCTTTTAACAGATCAAATTTTCAACAAGAGATACATGAGTTATATTATGACCTAGTTGTTTTTGGTACGGCTGCTTTAATGGTTGAAGGTGACAAGGATGGCATTAGGTTTTCTGCGCGTCACATTGCAGAGATAACTGTAGCTGAAGACGCGAATGGCCTTGTTGATACAGTGTATAGAAAATTTAAAATGAGCGCTCGTGCAGCAGCACAAAGGTTTGGCGAAGATAAATTACCGCAGCAAATGTCTAAAGACATAAAAAATGATCCCCACAAAGAACACGAGATTGTACACGTTGTATTTCCAAGAGGTGAGTCAAGAACAAAATTAGCTAAAGGTAAACCTATTGCATCTGTTTATTATCACGCTGATTCAAAATCTATGTTGTCAGATTCTT